TGCGGCCGACAGTTCGAGAGTCGACTCAGCGAGGTCATCCAGCGACGCCTCAGCGTCACGCCCCAACTGGGTCGTCGTGTCCAACGTCGGGATGAACCCCTCCATCGAAGCCACAAACCCGTCAAGGGTGCCGTTCGCAGCCAGGTAGGCATCCTCCTGCGGCTTGATGAACTCCTCGATCTGACGCTGAACCGCATCCGACACATCGTCGGTAGCCTGCTCGAACTGACGCTGCGCGTCACGAACACTCAGGGTCGCCGAACCGAAGTTACGGATCTGGTCAGCCAGCGCATCGATGCCCTCGCCCGTGATAGATGCCTGCCCCGCCAACGCCCTCAGAGCGTCCGTGTTGTCCTCGGTGGTCTCCTCCGAATCGCCCATGATGATGTTCAGGAGGTCCTGCGCGTCCGCCGCACCCTTACTGGTGTCCGCGTAACCGAGCAACGCGTCTTGCAACTCCGGGACGGTCTTGATCATCGTGCGAAGCTGCTTCTCTGTCAGGTTCCCGTCCTCGGCAAGCTGGCGGAACTGAGCGATGGCGCCGGGCAGATCTGCCTTGGCCGTTTCGGCTATCGACTTGATGACGGTTACCGCAGTCCCCGAAAGCTCCGCCGGGTGCCAGAAATCACTGTCCGCGACGGCGTCGAGGTTCTTTCCCAGATCCTCGAGAAGAGTTCCCGCCTGCTGGGTGTTGGTGATGCCCTCCTTGTAGAGCGCGGCGCCAAACAACTCCACGCCGGACTTAGCCGATCGCATCTTGTTATCGACCTGATCCACGGACGGGAGGAGCTTCTGCGAGATCTCCTGTGCGAGCCAGTCGACTCCGATTGCTGCGGCTCCAATCGTGACGCCAAGCGCCCCGACGCGCGACAGCGCCCCCACGCCGCGGGCGGCACGCTGAGCGGAAGGCCCCAGCACATCCAGCGCAGCGTTGAACTCAGCAACCTTGGGCACCAGCAGCAGATACGACCCGAGCGCGGTTGCCCCCGCTGCCGCAACGGCACCGATCCAGAACACGGCCTGCTGACCCGCGGCAGGCATCTCGTTGAACTTGTCGACTAGATCCGTGAGACCCTGCGTGAAGAACCGGAGGGGTCCATCCGCCGCCTCGCCCATCGAGATGAGGGCGGTGTCGACGGCACCAGACAGCGCCTCCCAGTCACCCTTGAAGTTGTCCAGCTTCGTCGCCGCAGTCTCAGCCGCATACCCCGCATGGTCGACCTTGTTCGTCCAGTCCTCAATACCGGCCGCGCCCTCTTCGTAGAGAACCGTCGCGCCGCGAATGGCGTCCTGACCGAAGATCATCGCCAGAGTGGTCTGCTTCTGCTCGTCCGTCATCCCCTCAAGGGACGTCTCGAGCTCGCCCGCCAGACCTGACAGACCAATGAACTGGCCCTGAGTGTTGTACGCCTCGAACCCGATCTCCTTCATGAGATCGCGCACCTCGCCCGTGGGGTTGGCGAGCCGGAGAAGCATCGTCCGGAATGACGTACCAGCGTCGGAACCGTGCAGTCCAGCTGACGCGAACGCCGACAGAGAACCCACCGTCTCCTCAACTGAGACGCCGAACTGATCCGCAACCAGACCCGCCTGACCAAGCGCCTGCGAGATGTCGCCCACGTTACCCATGGCCTTACCCGCACCCGCGGCCAGAAGGTCAGCCACATGCGTGGCGTCACTACCGTCAAGGCTGAATTGCTGGAGGGTGGTCGCAGCAATCGCCGCCGCCTCCGCCACACCGATACCAGCAGCCGCAGCAAGGTCCAGAGACCCCGTCAGTGCACCGCCAAGGATCTCCGACGCGTCAAGGCCAGCCTTCGCCAGCTCCTCAATCGCGTTGGCCGACTCCGTGGCAGAGAACACCGTGGTAGCGCCGGCCTCGAGCGCCGCATCACGCAGCGCCTCAATGTTGTCCCGAGCATCCTCACCAGTCGCCGAAACATTCGACATCGCTTGGTCGAACTCCGCAAACTTCGCCACAGCCACACCCAAGCCCACGACTGCAAGACCGCCGGCGGTAGCGATGCCACGACCCAGGAGCGTGAACGCCTCCCGCTGCTCCGCAAGCTTCTGAGCCTCAGTAGCCGTCTCCCGGGTCGCCGCAGCGGCCTTCTTCATCCCATCGACGTACTGCTGGTACCCGATAGCCAGTTCAGCTTTGACCTGCCTAGTCATATTCAGTTCTCCTTCTTCCGTGCCATGTAGGCCCGCTGCTGACATGCACGCGAGCAGTACCGCTTGTCCGAGCGCCCGTGCACCGCGCCCGCGCACGATGGGCAGACCCGCTCAATCACCCACCGCGACGCAAGCTGCTGTTTCAGCGACGTCAGTTCCTTCACCGCGACGTCGACCCGGTCCAGAAGGTCGATGAGCGCTTCATTCGGGAGCGCCTTCAACCGGTCGATCTCGCCCGCAGATAACACGTCTGCACCGGCACCGGCCGGCAGGCGCCACGAGAAGAACCCCCGGGGGTCGTCCGTGTGACGACTCCACATGTCCCACCTGGAACGTGACGGCTCATGCATCAGAACTGCCCCTCTCCCAAACTTTTGAACCCGCCGCGGGTTTTAGAGCCCTCCCCGGCGGTCGCCTGACGGAGGCTCGAGTTGAGGCACCCCGCACGGGGGGTGGGTTGGTTGAACCCACCCCGGTTGAGGTCAGAGTGCGGGAGCATTCACAGCGGGTCGTCGGTTGTACGCGTCAGCCTGTGCGTTCGTAGCTCTCCACTCACGGACGTGCTGTTCGTCTGCCTTGAGTACGTCGAGGTCAGCGAGGTGGTTGGTGAGTGTGTCGAGGGCTGCTCGCACGCTTGGGGGGAAGGTGCCTGCTGGGTCGTAGGCGCCGAGTGCTCCACCGTTGAGGTTGATGTCTCCGAGGATGCGGCGTTCGGACCATGCGGCTGAGTAGTCCCGCCATGCTTCGGTGAGTGCTGCGATCGCGTGGCGCATGGTGTCTGCCGTGTTGGTGAGGCGTTCCTCGCTGCGGGGGATGACGACGGGTGCGACAGCGGCGATGCGTTCAGCGAACGTGCGGGAGATTCGTTCGAGGCCGGAGCGAGCCTGCCGGGACAGGTCTGCGTGTGCCTGGGCGGTGGCTTCGTAGTGTGCGACGTCACTCTGCACCTTGGACGGGTCGGTGCCGTTGGATAGTGCTTCGCGGACGGCACGGGCGTATGCGGTCTTCGCTTCTTCGGCCTGCACCTTCGCCCGTCCTGCCGCACGATCGTTGTCGGCGATCGCGGTTCGCAGGTTCATGTACTGGTCGTAGAGCGCGAGGGTCTCCTTGTCACCCTTGAACACGTCGCGGGGGAGGAGGTTGACGTTCGCGGAGACGCTGGGCTCGCTGACCTTGCTGGAGCGGGAGAAGAAGGTGAGGCTTGTGAGGTTCATGCGTTGTCCTTCGTGATGAGGTGAACGGGGAGGTTGGCGACGAGCTCGGAGTGTCCCGTTTCGTGGAGTCGCTTCGCTTCGGCGTGGGTGATGGTTTGGCCGTTGGTGGCGCGGTGCACGAGTTCTCGGTCTGCCGGGTTGATGCGGCCGAGGATCTGGTCGAGGTCGCCGGCTGCGTGTGCTGCTTCGATCTGTTCGGGTGTCATGCCGTGGATGTCTTCACGGGTGAGCTGCGTCTTCAGGTAGTCGGGTGTTTCTTCGGCTGGCGCGGGGTTGTTGAGTTCTGCGATGCGCCCGAGCATCTTCGTGTTGCGGTCGTAATCGGCCACCCATGACGCGAGGCGTTCAAGGTCGTTGTCGTTCATGACTTCTCCAGTTCTGTTTCGAGTTCTTCGGCGAGGTTGTCGAGTACATCGATGGCTTTGCGGATGAGGGCTGCGTAGCGTCGCGCACGCCGTTCCGTCTTGCGGGTACCGCGTCGAATTGCGGCGATGCGCTCTTGTTCGCTCATAGTTCCCACTTCCGGATGTGCCATTCGTAGATTCGGTCGAGCCACCACTGCATCCACCGGGCGATCGACATCACGGTGTTGTCCTTCCGCGTCGGGGGTAGGGGATTCCGGCCCAGATGCCGACAGTGGGTTTGGATGCTTCGGCATACGCACGGCATGCGTCGACCAGCGGGCACGATGCGCAGAGGCGTTGGGCGAGCTCGCGCTGTGCGGCGTCGGTTTGGTCTGCCGTGAACAGTTCGTAGTCGCGGCAGGCGGGCCGAACGGTCTCCATCGCTTCGACCAGTACGGCGTACTCGGCTTCTCCCTTGTCAGAGCGCACGGTCAACCTCCTGACCGTCAGACCGCTGCTGCTTCGGCCAGACATGACATTCGTCCTCGTGGAGGGCCTGGACTATCGGTTCGTTCGTCGTCGGGTGACTGACGACACGGGTCCAGGGGGTGCAGCCCTTACAGGTCTCGAGCCACACCCGGAACGCGGTCACCACGGCTCCTCGTCCTGTTCCGGATGTTCCGGATGTTCCGCTTCCTGGGGAACAGGGGAGGAGGGGCAGTAGCGCTCCCAGGCATCGACGAACGACGACCGGTGATACCCGCGGACTGTTAGCGTCCCGATACGCAGCTTCGTCGGCTCGATCTCGTACTTGCCGAGCATCCGGGCCACGAACCTCGCGTCGATGGGTTCACCCCGCACCGACGACCATGGGGCGGTGTCCATGTCGTGGAGTCGGTCGAGAATCTCCGTCGTGCTCATCCGGTCAACGTCGGAGAACAGCTTCCGAATGTCAGCAAGCAACTGCACGCCCAGCGATGAGGGCTTGGACTTGGACTCAGCAACCGCGGCGAGAGCAGCCTCTCGTGCGACCCCGGGCCAGTCCCCGCCCGCTGCGTCCGCCATGGCGAGAAGCGGCTCCCAGACATCCGCATCGCGGTCTTGAATTTCATCGGGCAGTTGCGGCCACGCCGTCTCGAGCTCCGAGCGGACAGTGTCAACCCACTCGGCCAGGACGATATGCAACTGGTCGGATTCGATACCGTTCACGCGACGTCGGTATGGCTCTACCCGCTGGTCGGGGCGTCGCCGTTTCATGCGGATCACGACGGACCGCGTCATGAGGGTGTCGGGCAGTTGGTTCAGCCCGGCAAGTGCGACGGCACAGTACGACGGCCATTCTTCGGTGACGATCTCCTTCCCCCGAATCGCCGCCCGCCCGGCAGTCGCGCCGCGACGATAGCCACTGTTCAGCAACCCGCGAAGGTCTTCTGAGGCGTCGCTCTTGCCGTTGGCGAAGATCGCATCCACCTCGTCGAGTAGCAGCGTCGGCAGGCCGGCCTCGTCACTGATCTTGCGGAAGATGTACGCGGTCGAGGCGTTCACGCTCAACACCGCACGAGGCACAAGGGCCTCCGTCATCTCGAGCGCACGCGACTTCCCCGACCCGGGCTCAGGTGAGATGAAGCCGATCCGCGGTGTGTTCTCGAAGACATCTACTGCGTGAGCGTGGGCAATCCACAGCGCGTGAGCCGCCGATGCCCACTCGGTGGGGTAAGCGACGAACCGCTCGAGGTAACACCGGATCTGATCGAGAACAGCGGCGCCCGCCTTCTCTTCCAGGTACGGAACATCCGGAACATACGGAACAGCGATGCTCATGCGCTCACCGCCTTGCGCGCCTGCACCACGTCGAAGTGCTTGAGGAGTTCGGTGTGACGCTTACGCGCCTCATCCCCGTTCACCCACATGTCGTAGTAGACGTCTGCGGCACGCTCAGCGCGATCGATACGGGCTTGCGCTCGGGCCTGACCGACATGAAATGCGTCGTTCCAGAGGAGGGGAAGCGGCCACGGGAGTTCGTGCGGTTGCAGTTCACCCGCGAGAAAGCGGGTGACGATATCCTGGTATTGAACCCGCCCGCCAGCAGAGTTCTCGAGCCCCCGCACTGCGGGGGTTTCGGCATTCACGCGGCCTCGCTCGTCAGCAGAGCTGCGAGACGCGAGCGCTGATCAGGCGTTAGCGGGGGAGCCGTCGAGACGATCTTCTCGACGTACTGGGCGATCTTCGCGGCAGCGAGTTCGCGGCGAAGGTTGGTGACTTCGGGGGAGTCAGGCGCGTGGTCGCGGTGAGCGACGGCGAATCGTCCCTTGAGTGACTGGACCGGTGAGGGCATCGTAGCCTCTTTCGAGCATCACGATTAGCCCCTACCTTGACCAGTCGACAAGTTCGGGATGGATGCTCGTGAGGCTACGGCTCACGACCCGTGGGTACATAAGTACCTTTGTTCGAAAGCCTACTACATAAGTGCCATGTTTAGAGCGATGTCCGGCGTGTCGCGGTTTGCCTCCAGGTACTCCCGGAGCTTGGTGTCGCGGATGGCTCGAGCTGGCGTGGCGCATCGGGGGCACGCTGGCACGTGGACGGTCAGACCGCCATTGGATCGCGTGGTGATGGTTGCCTTGGTGCGGTGGATCACCCGCCTCGGCGCGTCCGATCGCCCGGATCGGCTGGTCGAGTCGCCCTTCACCGACATTGTCAGGCCCTTTGGGCGCTCCTTGGCGTCCCATATCGCTAGGCCTTTGGACTCGAAGTCGGCGGGCATCCACTCGATGACTGCGAGTTCGGCAGCCGTGTGCGAGCGTTCCCGCCCGCCGTCGCAGATGATGCGCAGTGTCGTCATTTCGTCTCCCCTCATCCACGTAGGCGATTGGCAGGGTGCCGAGCTGAAACCCGGCACCCTGACTCTCATGGTTAGTTGCGCTTCTGCCACTCGCGGGCAAGGTCGACGGTGGTGATGCTCTCGAGCAGCTTGCCCAGCAGTGGCCACACCTCGCCGGCCGATGTGAGCGGCATCGAGAACTCCTCGTCGGGGTAGTCGGCCGTGCGTGTGGTGATCATTACGTCGACCTCGCCAGCCTGGTCGTTCACGTCGAGTCGTTCTAGCCAGACGCTGGATCTGCCCCACGTGAGCTTGTCCCCGCGGTGCATGACGGCGCCGGGGAAGCCATCTTGCGTCTCACGCTCGACCGCCCAGGTCGGTGTATCAAGCTGAGTCGTCTCGGTATCCTGAATGTTGGACATCGTTGCTCTTTCCTTCGGTGTCTGGGCCCTCGTCGTGTTCACCCACGGCGGGGGCGTTTCTTTTCAGGTGCTAGGTCCCTAACACCTCATGTCGGCGGTTGCCGACAAGTCTCTATCCGTCTCCCGACAACCACTCGATGCGGACGGCTGACGGGTCGAAACGTCGGGGGTTTGCCTGCCGGTCGATCGAGACTCGCATAAGCGCGCGAATCACCGCACGCTTCTTCGTGAGCGATAGCGCCGTCCACTTCTCTGCGACATCCCCCGTCAGGAGGTCGTCCGGAATCGTCATGCGTGACTGCTGGGCGTCGATCTGTGCACGAAGGGCATCGGCCCGGGTGCGGAGCGGCTTCGCAGCATCGCGTGCGGCGTCCGCACTCAATGTGCCATCAGCCACGAGGATTGCTAGCGAATCAGAGCGAGATACCAGCGCCTCAAGCTCTTGTGCGAGGTGAGTGGTCGACTCGGCAGGCGGACGCAGGGCCTCGCGAGCGTCAGGCATCCCAAGTCGTGCGATCACGATGCTCTCCACGAGCGAGTCCACGGCGGGTACCGAACGCTGAACGCAGGCCAACTCAGAGCAGAAGTACGACAGGCCCTTGTCTGCGCGGTGCTTCACGAAACAGGCGGCGCCGCAGACTCCGCAGCGTGCGACACCTGTGAGTAGGTACCGTGCCGCCGAGAACGTGGACTTGCGCTTACGCTTAGCCGCTGCCGACCTCCAACCGAGCCAGGTGCCCTTGTCGATGACCGGTTCCCATGAGGGCTTCACGTCGATGATCTGGTCGTTGTGGGTCACCACACCGCCGTATCGGTCATTCGTGAGCACGTCGCGAAGTTGAATGATGCCCCACGGCTTTCCCTTCGGCGTCACGATCCCGCGGGCGTTGAGGTCCCTCATCAACGAGTGCCGCGACTCGAGGTTCACGTAGTACCGCGTCAGGATGTCTCGCAAGACCGCGATCTCATCCGGTACCTGAGTGATGCTCCCGTCGACTCGCTCGTAGCCGAATGGCCTGTGAGAGAAGTGCCAACCACCGTTCTCTGCCATCTGACGGTACGCAGACTTTTGCCGGTCGGCCTTCTGCTCAACTTCGAAGCCAGACCACGCGACGAGCGTCCTCGCGACAGCTCGACCCGTTGCCGTGTTCAGGTCGAAGTCGCCCGCCGTGACGGAGACGATCTTGATTCGCTGTTTCTCTACGAGATCAATGAGTAGTTCGAGATCCGACGAGCGCCTGTACAACCGATCGGGGTGCCACACCAGGATCGTGTCAGTAGCACCATCGCGAACCGCCTGGAGCAGGCTTTCGAAGCCGGGTCGGCGCTTCCCGCTGTACGCCGAGATGTCGTTGTCGGAGAACTCGCGAACCACTGAGAGGTTCCGGCGCTCGGCAAGCTCGCGGCACTCTTTCGCCTGCCGCTCGACGCCGGCTTCGGCGCCGGTCTTGTCCTGGCTGATGCGGGTATACAGAACGGTGGTCACGCGATAGACGTTACTCCGGACGTCCGACATCCGCAAGACGTTCACGCTAACCGCATTGATCGCGAAGCACGCTCAATCGGTGATGCGCTTCCTTGCTCTCGAGCGCGTCGACTGCTGCCATGCGTCCTTCGGGCGCTCGAGATGAGCCTTCACTGTCGACGGGAAGAACCGCCAGACGCCCCCAAGCTTGAAACCTGGGAGGTCGCCAGACCGCACCATCCTGTAGACGGTGTCCGTTGAGACGCCGAGGATGCTCGCCAGATCCGTCACGTCGACGGTCCGCTCATGACCCGCGACCAGCCCGGCCGCAATGGGTTGAAGTCGCGCTCGATTCCATTCATCGAGATCAGCGGCGTAGAACGCACTGAGCGTTCCATGCTTGTAATGCTTCGGGCCGGCACCCTGCGAGATCAGGTTGTAGAGCGTCTGCACTGCCATACCGCAATACTCCGCGGCGGCTTTGGAAGTCAGCACAGGGCCGGTCATGCGCTGCTCCTCGGTCACCGCTGAACCTGGTTCGCGAGGTAGAACAACTCACAGCCGGCGCACTGGTAGCCGCCTAGATGGTCGCGGAGCACGGTGCCACACTTGGGGCAGTGGGGTTGTGCGCTGTCGTCGATGACGTCGGGCATGCCCGCTACCGTAGTCACTCGGCCGGGGATTGGAGGATCCGGCCTGTGGACACGTGGCACCCGATCATGGCTGCGGTTGAAAGTCCAACCGGTGTCTGGAAGCTGATCGACCCGCAGGGCCGCGAGTACGGAAGCGTCGAGATCCGTCGTGTCATGAACGGCACGGACACGCGCTATAAGGCGATCTGGCGCGGTGAGGTCATCGGATGGTCCACGACTCTCCGCGAAGCTTGTTACCGCGTCCACACGGCGTACCTGGCCGCGCATGGCCCCGGGGGTGGACCTATCGCGGACTGGGGTGGTGGCCGCTAACCCGGCCTCAAGTCTCCTTGTCGTCGATCGGTAGGTTTAGCAGAAGCTGATCGACGATGCGTTCCTTCTCCGTCGGATTGAGCATGCGTCCGCGCGCGGCCAGCCACTTGATCGACTCTTCCCGTGAGAGCTTCGGCCCCTTGGGTTGATCCCTGTACCACTCGAGCCACTCGGCGTCTGTCATGTCCTTCGGGTCTTTCTCAGTCATCATCTTTGCCCCCCAGCGTGACAATCTGCGCCTCGACCGCCCGCAGGAGTGTGTCCTGTGAGATGGTCTTGAGCGCTTCGGCGATGTAGAGCTGCGCGAACGTGACGGCAACGATGCCGGCAACGTGCGCGCCCTCGAGGTCGACGAACGTCAGCCCGCCAAGAGTCGCGTTCATCCGTTCCCCCTTGCCGCGAAAGCAGTCCGCTCAGCCGCGATACGGCCGATGTGTTCCTCGCTCATGCCTGGCGTCGGGTAAATGTTCTGTGTGAGATAGACAGCCGGCCCCGCCCCACCCCCGCCACCAGAGTGCAGAGCGTCACGGAACGCGTACACCGCATGCTGGCCACCCATCGCGTCCACATCCGCGGCGGTCAGAACATGCTCACCGTCTGACAGCCGATACAGGCCAGCAGAGTCATCAGTAGGCCCACCCGGGCCGGAAATCTCGCCACCATAGGCACGACCACCAGACGCGGCACCATCACGCAGCCGAGGCTCCGACGTAGACACCGCGATCTGCGCCTCACGCCGACGCGTAAGCCACGCGAGCTCCTTCTCGGCCGTCTCGACACCAGTAAGTTCAACCGCAGTCTCCACGTTGGCCGGGATCAAGCCCAGGTCGTCCGCATAGTCCTCCGCAGCCTGCCCCGTGATACCGAACTGAGCCAACATGTCGATCAGACGTTGACGGCCGTCCGCGATGATCGCGTTGGCGTCCTCCTGCGAACCCGTCTGCTCGATCGTTGCGGCCGACAGTTCGAGAGTCGACTCAGCGAGGTCATCCAGCGACGCCTCAGCGTCACGCCCCAACTGGGTCGTCGTGTCCAACGTCGGGATGAACCCCTCCATCGAAGCCACAAACCCGTCAAGGCTGCCGTTCGCCGCGAGGTAGGCATCCTCCTGCGGCTTGATGAACTCCTCGATCTGACGCTGAACCGCATCCGACACATCGTCGGTAGCCTGCTCGAACTGACGCTGCGCGTCACGGACGCTCAGTGTTGCGGACCCGAAGTTGCGGATCTGGTTGGCCAGGTCGTCGATTCCCTCGCCGGTAATCGACGCTTGCCCGGCCAGCGCGCGCAGCGCATCCTCGTTGTCCTTGGTGGACTCCTCGGACTTGCCGAACGCCAGGTCAAGAAGTTCCTGACCAGTTGCGGCAACACCCGAAGCGGTCGCCTGCTCAGTCAGAGCCGATTTGTACGCCGGCATCTGATCCAAAAGAAGCAACTGCTGCTTCTCGGTCAGATTCCCCGCCTCAGCAAGCAGGCGGAACTGACGCTGCGCCGCGGGCAGGTCCGACTCAGCGATCTTCCCCAGCTCGGTACCGAGCAGTTGCAGGTTCGAGATCGTCGAATTGCCGATGATGTCACCGGCTCCGGTAGCGCCGCCCCGATCCAGCACGGCGCCCAACTCTTCGAGCTGCTTAGTGGCAAGCTCGATCCCAGAGCCGCCGAACTTGCCAGCCGAGGACGCCAGAAGATCCACCGCAGTGCGCGCTGACACTACCTTGTTCGCGACTTCCTCAGCCTCGGGACCGATGTCCTTCAGCGCCTGGGTGAGAGCGTCCAGCGCAACCACGCCGACTGCCAGGCCTGCAATAGCGCCGCCACCAATCTTCGCGATCATGCCGAGACCCTTGGCCACAGACTGGGTGCGCGGGCTCATCAGTTCGAGAGCCGCGTTGAACTCAGCTACCTTCGGGATCAGCAGCAGATATGCCCCGTAAGCGAGGCCCGTCGCGCCCGCCACGGCGCCAATCCAGAACACGGCCTGCTGCCCCGCCGCAGGGATCTCGTTGAACTTGTCGACCAGCGTCGTGAGACCCTGCGTGAAGAACCGCAGCGGTCCATCCGCGGCCTCACCCATCGAGATCAGGGCAGTGTCAACGGCACCAGACAGCGCCTCCCAGTCGCCCTTGAAGTTGTCCAGTTTGGTCGCCGCGGTCTCAGCCGCGTAGCCGGCGTCGTCGACCTTGTCAGTCCAGTCGTTGATGCCTGACGCGCCCTCTTCGTAAAGGACTGTTGCACCACGGATCGCGTCCTGACCGAAGATCATCGCCAGAGTCGTCTGCTTCTGCTCATCCGTCATCCCTGCGAGGGACGTCTCGAGCTCGCCCGCCAGACCCGAGAGCCCGATGAACTGGCCCTGAGCGTTGTAAGCCTCGAACCCGATCTCCTTCATGAGGTCGCGGACCTCACCAGTGGGGTTCGCGAGACGCAGAAGCATCGTCCGGAACGACGTACCAGCGTCCGAACCCAGCAGACCAGCCGACGCAAAAGCCGACAGAGTCCCGACCGTCTCCTCAACGGACACACCGAACTGGTCAGAGACGAGCCCCGCCTGCGCAAGCGCCTGCGACATGTCGCCCACGTCACCCATGGCCTTGCCCGCACCGGCAGCCAGAAGGTCAGCGACATGCGTCGCGTCACTACCGTCAAGCTTGAACTGCTGAAGCGTGGTCGCGGCAATACCCGCCGCCTCCGCCACACCGATACCAGCGGCAGCGGCGAGGTCCAGCGACCCCTTCAGGGCGCCGCCCAGGATCTCCGAAGCGTCCAGCCCCGCCTTCGCCAGTTCCTCGATCGCGTTGGCCGACTCCGTGGCAGAGAACACCGTCGTAGCGCCGGCCTCAAGAGCCGCGTCCCGCAGCCCCTCGATGTTGTCGCGGGCATCCTCACCAGTCGCCGCAACATTCGACATCGCCTGGTCGAACTCGGCAAACTTCGCGACCGCGACAGTCAGCCCCGCCGCGATGACCGCACCCGACGCAAGCGCCGTGCGACCAAGGAGAGTGAACGCCTCGCGCTGATCCGCGAGATTCTGCGCCTCAGTGGCCGTCTCGCGGGTAGCAGCAGCAGCCTTCTTCATCCCCTCGACGTACTGCTGGTAGCCGATGGCCAGTTCTGCCTTGACCTGCCTAGTCATGCACCCTCCAAGGGATGTATCTCGACCGGCAGTCCGGTACTGTTCGGTTGCATGAGGGCGAAGACCATCACCGGGGCAGTGCTAATAGCGGCTGCTGTGCTGCTCGCCGGCGTGACGGTCTACATGACCCTCGGACTGGACCTGCTGCGAACCCTCTGGCTCTACGCGCCCTCATGGGTGCTGCTGATCTGCGGGGTGTTCACGATCGTTTCTGCACGTCCCACACCAACGAATGCAGATCGGTCGCCTTAGGGTTCTCTGCCCTGTACGCCTCTTGCGCCTGGTTCAGCGCCCGCATAGCCCAGTCCTGGCGCGGCTTAGCCACAAAGTTGAACTGGTTATCCGGGTCGGTCGCCTCCGCGATCGTGTACCCGTGCGGCCCGCGCCGAACCCGCGCACGACGACGCGCCTCCAGCAGCGCGGCAACATCCAACGGCGAGAACTCCGCCTCACGGATCGTCACCGAGCTCACCAGACGGTCACCGTCATACTCGAACGTCGTCACCTCAGCCGGTTCCCAACCAGAAAGCCGCCGTGGTGAGACACCTATCTCGAGGGCTAGTTCCGCTTCTTCCTGGAACCGGCCCCCGAGGAAGCTTTTCCCAGTGCGAGAATCCTCGCCGCAGGCCCCTGCTGATTCAGTCCCCACAGTTTCAGGGCGATGGTCTCCCGCCACGGGGAATCCAGCAGCCCGTACAGTTCGACCCACTCGTCTGCGGTGGGGTGCTCGCCGGCGACCGTGAGCTTGTCGACCGGGTACGCCCCAGCCGCAGCGTCAAGGTTGTAGCCCAGATTCGAGTCGAGCTGCGCACCCTTGCGCGGCGGGTTGATCGCGGTGATAGCCGACCATTCCGCGCCTAGCAGTTTCGTGAACGTCAGCGCCACCATTTCGCCGCCGACAACCACGTTCGCCGAGTCAGTGACGGGTGTAGCCGCCTCCGCTCGAGCCTTCTCAATCAGATCCTGAATGCTCATGTTCTCCACCTGTCTCCACCGTGGAGGGAACCGGGCTGGATGGACGGTGGAGGAACCACCCAGCCCGGGGCTTGTTACGCAGCGATCGCGACGTCGTCCTCAGTGGTCGAGATCACGAACAGCGTCTGAGTGATCGTCTGCACACCGTTCTCGACCGGCGAGTCCTTACGCTGCTTGCCGCACTCAACGGTCACCACGTCGACAACCTGAGCCGCAGTCCAAGCCGTCGAGTTCGGAATCGAGTAGCGGAGAGTCAGGTGACCCTTCGTGCCCTGAATCAGGGTCGCCGCGGCAACATCCGCGTCGTCACCGAACACGTACTGCACCTCAACCTGCTCCGTGACCTTGCCGGGACGCTCAAGGATCTGCTTCAGCGTCAGACGCGGGTCCTCGATGCGGGCCTCGTTGATCGTGCGCGTAAGCGTCTTCAGCGAGTACGTCAGGTCGACGCCCGCAATGAGGTCCGCGGCGGACTTCGGGTCGTCAGCCTCCGCAGTCCAAGTGATGCGCAGGTTGTCGTCCCAGTTCACGGACTGGGGAACGGCTTCTGCTGCCATGTCAGTTCTCCTCTGTCTTGTCGCCCGTGGGCGGCTCAATGGACACGGATGTGTCCGGTGTCTCCGCCACGGGGCGGAAGGTCTGTGAGAGTTGCGGCCAACGCCGCCAATGCGCGACGGTCACCGTGACCCGGTTCCCGTTCGCGTCCTCAAGCTCGATGTGGCTCGGGTCGATCGGTTTCGCGGGCTGCTTTCGCTTCGCCATGCGGACCCCCTTAACTGGCGAAGCCCCCGCACATGGCGAGGGCTCCTACGACTGGGATGGGTTATTCGGGGTCTGCCGACCAACCCACTTCAACAACCGCGTAAACGATCGTCGGCTGAGGATCGGTCTGCACCTGAATGGGCAGCGGAGACGAGAACCAGAGCGGCTTCGATCGCTCCCCCGCAACAGTGAGGGTGATCCCCCGACCGCCCGGGTACAGCTTCGCCTCGAGCAGATCCAGAAGGGTCTGGACTTCCTCTGCGTCCCGGCCCACGAGATGACCAGTGAAGCGTGGGTTCTTTCGCGAGCGTGGACCTGTCACACCTGTCTGCTCGTTGGCCCCCTGCGCCGGGTGCCACACCATGTAGGGCGGCGCCGGTTTCGTCGTGCTGTTCGGGTACTGCGCGAGAGTGATGAACGTCTTGGTAGCGAAGGCAACGAGCTCCTGCGTTTTCGCCTTCAGCGCGTCGGTGTGCTTCTTCGACATCAGAGACCCGCCTTCTTGTGCGCGTCATCCACAGCCCGCTCAATGCCACGGATGAAGTCCGCTTCCTCCTCATGGAGGGTCGTGACGAGCTCGTTACCGGGCGTCAGCGCATTCGGGGAACCGGGGGCGCCGAACTCCACAAGGTTGCCGAGCTGGCCAACATCCTTGTCCTTGTTGTAGCCAATCTCGGACTGGACAATCTCCACCCCGAATCCCTTGAAATGCTTCACGTCGAAGTCGATCGCAGCCGCCGCCTGCTTGAAGTGCCGACGCCGGCCAACCTTCCGCGCCGCACCACGCTTGATACGCACCGACGTGAACTTGATTGCAGACTCAAGGAACGGCCCAATGTTCTTCGGAACCGACTCAAGGTCAGCCGCCAGACGGTCCAGGTCATCAAAGTTGAAGGTGATCCCGTCCGCCATCACGTGACCCGTTCAACCGGGTAGCGTGACGCGGTGACCTGACCGGCCTGCGCCTCACCCTTGGTGCGAAACAGGCGACCCTCCAGCGATGGGTCAACGGTGGAGGCAATCACTCGCCACAGCACGTTCACCACCACGTTCGGGGTGGCGCCCACCGCGACATGGATCTGCACATCCTGAACAGCCGGGACTTGTGATCCCTGTTCCCGTTCGGACACCGTCATCGTCGGGTACTTCACCCGACCCCGCACGTCCGCGTAGACCGTCACCTCGGTGTCGGCGTACAGCCCATCGGCATCCGGCCCGGTACGACTGATCGTGTACGCCTTGAAGGTCTCCGTGAACCGTGCTTCAGCCTGCGCGCGACCCATGCCGAGCGCCCCGCTAAGGATGCTCACCGGGTCTCCACCACCGTCACGTCCCCACGCCCGAACTGACGCCGAATGAGCGCCTGTTGCGGCTCAGGGAGCACCATCCCGGACTGTGCGCCACCGTCAGCGAACGCGGCCTTGAAGTCGTCGAGAGCGACCGACGACAGCCCCCCGAACGTGAGCCCCGTCCCCGTCTCAACGGCAAGGATCGCCTGCGACACAAGAACAGCGGCAAACGAAACCAGGATGGGAGGCGTCGTAGCAACACCCCACGTGAACGTCACATCCACCGGGTCATCACACGACACCGTCAGATACCCGGGCCGGTACGTGTAGTCCACAGCCACGTCATCCCGTTCGACCGCGTCCACGGACACGACCGGATACTGAGGCAGATCAACCCGCCCAGCATCCGGCCATGCCGTGAACGTCGAAGTCGTCGTCGGGTAAACGTCCTGCCCGATAACCGACCGAAGGTACGCGGAAGCGTCCACCAACAGTGTGGTGACCCACTCATCCTCCGCACTCGTAAAAGTACGGTTCAGACGAGTAGCGACAGCGTCAGAGTTGGTGAACGCAACCACGATGACCTCCTAGATGACTTACGGGGTGGCGTCGAACTCGACCACGGCGAGAGCGGTCGGACGGACCACCTTCGCGCCGTAGACGTGGAGACCCTTGACGCCGTCAGCGAACCGCTTCTCGAGACGGAACGCCTCGACGGAAACGATCTGCTCAGCGAAAGTGGTCGCGATGTTGTGACCGGCGATGGCAATGCCACCGGTCGCAGCAACGTCGGTGACAGCCGGAAGGTTGTTCGACTTGTACAGTTCGAGGCCCGCGATGGAACCGATGAAGCCGTTGCGGCGAGCAGCCGGGGCCGCGTCGTCACCAGGCTTGATGAACGTGTCGAGCTTCAGCAGGCGACCGTGAAGCGACGGCGACACGACAGCCCAGCGACCCTCTTCGGGAACGTTGTCCTCGTCGAGCGTGACCGCAAGGTCAACGAACGCGTCGTACAGGTTCTGTGCGGTCGTGTGGATCGCACGAGTACCCAGGTCGTTCGCGCCACCCTGAGTCGCCGTGTTCATCGCAGCGAACAGGAACGCGTCCGACACGTCACGGAGCTGGTAGGTGGCGTTGTCCAGTGCCTGGTTCAGCACCGCACCACCGTTGACAGCCTGCGCACGCTCAACGTCGTCGAGCTCGAACGCGAAGTACTTCTGCTGGTCGATGATGAGCGCACGGGTGGCGTCATCGATGTCCTCGACCGTGATGTCAGTGTGCTTCGTGTAGGTGCCGATCGTCACGTCGTTGATCGAGGTGATGTTCACCTGATCACCGGCCCGCTTGATCTCACCCTCGTAGTCACGGTTGACGAGGTTGCCCGCCACAGCCTTCTTGCGAAGGGCGACGAGGATCTTCGGAGTCCAAATCTCCGGGATGAAGTTGGCAATAGCCATTTCAGCCTCTTTCTAGGTAGGTGCCCTAACGGCCCATGATCTGATCGAGCTGGCCTGCTGCTTCAGCGGCCACGACCTGCTCAGGGGTGAGGGACTTGAGTTCTTCTCGGGTGAGTTGCTGAGGTCGTGTCGCCTTGCCCTTGGTCCCCTGATCCGCCGTGCCTGCGAACTTCTTCGCCTCGGCGGGCTTCAACTCCGGGTACTCCCTCAGGGCGGCTTCGATCGCGTCCGTCACGGACAGCGGATCAACCTCACCGGTCGCATCGACGTCAATCACTGACGAGTCGATGACCTTCAATGCGAGACCAAGGTTCGAGACCTTGCCCGCAAGAGCGGCCTTCAGTTCGGCCTGCACGAGACGCTGATTGAAAGCGGTCTGCGCTTCCTCACGTGCCTCACGTCGGGCCTGCTCAATAGCCTGCTCAGCCGGCTCCTTATCGCGGTCAGCGAGACGCTGGGCTGCTTCACGTTCCTTACGCTCAGCCTCCCGACGCGCCTTCCGTTCAGCCGCAAGAGCCTTCTTCAGACCCGCCGACGGATCTTCGTCAACCACCTCATCAGTGGTGTCATCGACGACGTCGGTGTCTGTGATTTCCTCGTCCGTCGTCTCAACGGTCTCGGCTTCGGTCATGTTGGAATCACTCCTATTGATGGGATAGAAAAAGGAGCCCCATCACGGGACTCCTTGCCACCCCATGCGGGGTGATTCACCGCTTCACGCGGGAAACTTCAGTACAGGTAGCCGTACCGCTCGAGCAGTTCGACAGCACGCTCAGGCGTAGACGCCATCGACATGATCTGCTCAGGCATCAGACGCAGAGTTTGAGTGCGGCGGTACCGTTCGTCGCCGTTCTTCATGAGGTTGTTCTGCGCACGAGCCCACGACGACCGCGCCGTCGTACCCTCACGCGTCGCATACACCGTCAGCGGAGACCCGTCAGCCTTCCGGCCAATCACCGTGGGTTGCAGACTCGCCCGCGAATACGACCCGTCAAGACGTTTCGTGGACGTGAGCGCACCGCGGCGTGCGTTGACCACCTTGACCGGGTCAGCACCAGACCTGATCGCCTCCGCGCCCGCCTTCGTGAACACCCGCTCCTGCTCAGCAGCAGTTAGCGAGTGAAAGTACGAGTCAGGCGAGTCATGAAACCCAGCAGGAACATTCCCGTCCAGGATCGGCATAGACGTGCACCGGCAATTCGGGTGACGATCAAAGTCAGTCCGATACCCGGTGACCCCCGCGAGGATCGCGCACCTCGAGCACGCACCCGCCGACACGACCCGCACGGAGAGGGTGTAACCCTTGCCCGTGGAGAGAGTCTTGTCAGCCGACCGACCGGCATCCGTCACGAGCGTCTTGGCGATGATCGACATGACCGTCGCGCCCACACGAAACGCCGCAGGAATCCCGCTGCCGTGCGATACCAGACGTTTGGTTGTCGTTACCGCCGCGAACATTTCCGGGGCCACAGAACGCCCCTCACGCGACACCCCACCGAACGCCTCCGGCACCAGCAACGGCCCACCACGGGCGACATCGGTGGCATCCATGACAGCGTTCGTGTACGGGACAGCCTGGCGGGCCGCAGTGACCTGCGCAGCCGAAACAACCCCGGTCAGAAGCGGTGCGACACGATCCCACCCGGCATCCAACGCAGCAGGGTCAATCGACCGCCACAACCGCAACGCCTGACGAGAAGTCTTGTCCGCTAGAGCGTCACGACGCCGCTGATGCTCAACCGCAACATCACGCAGCGTCGACATCAGGATCAACCAGACCCATTTCGCCCTGCACCGCCGCCTGAACCCCAGCACCCAGAGCGTCGTCGAGCTCCTTCTCACGCATCTTCATAATGCGACGGATCTCAGCCGGCGAACGCCCATCCAACTCCAGCAGATACTCAAACGGGTAACCCATCTGAGACTTCTTCAGCAGAGCATCCGCAAGCTGCGCCTCGGACCGGATCTCCGGCGACTCCCACACGATCTTCGCCAGCCGTGTAGCCTCAGCGGCCTTTGTGTCACCCTTCACGAGCGCCACCAGACGCAGCACCTCCCGCAACTGCGGGTCAGTGAACGTGATGAACTCCCCGGCCTTCTTATTCAGACCGATCTCAGCCGACTTCAACGCATCACCAGACAGGTTCGAGATGCCCTTGTTTGCGACAAGGTAATGAGGGGGTGTGCGGGTCTGCGCCGCAATATGCCCAACCGCAATCTCAATCGTGTCCGTGAAGATGTCGAGCGACGCGGCCTTCCAGGAATCGATCCGCGCATTCTCGCCAGTGATGTTGATGAGACGCTTCGACCGAAGATCCTTCATATCGACCGGCCGCTCACCGATGATCTTTCCGTCCTTGTCCAGGACCGGGATCTTCGGGGGCGTTGACCCAAGCATGACTCGGGCATCCATCGACGCATAGTCAGCAGCGAGGAACAGGTACGCCCACAGCAGGTTGATCGCATCCTGCATAGGCATGACACCCTGGATCTCCGACAGCGGGTCACCCTTGAGGGTCGGACGGTTCGCGATCTCCACCACGGGAACCACACCAAGGTCGTTGACGATCGGCCATGTGTCATCCGCAGCACCCTCACGAGGCACCCAACCACCCGAAGCCGCAAACTCCTGACGCTGCTGCTCCGTCATCGAATCGAGCTCGTTCACAGGCGTCACACGCGGACGAATCCACTTCCACAGATGATCCGCCGTGTACAGAGTCGCGTACTCGTCCGACTCGTCCACCCACGTCTTCAACGCGGCGGTCCGCAGGCGCGGGTTCTCCCAGTCGTACTCGATCTCCACCGACGACGGGTGCTCGAACGTGACGATCGGCTCACCGTTTGAGTCGCCCCAGACAATCACGTAGCAACGCTTCGCCGTCAACGCCGTCACAGCGCCCTGCGAGAACTGCGCATCGAACTCGTTCATCTGCAACGCGTCCCACAACTTCGACGCCGCAGTCTTCGGCATGTTCGTCACACCGATCGGCTTCAGACGCTCAGCCTCAGCATTCACGACCGTCCCACACCAGTTGTCCGAGAACCCGACGTAACGCTCAGCGTTCTCCTTCCGCCACTCCTCCGTGGCGAAACTGAGAGGCTGATCACCCTCGTAGTAGTTCTCCGCCTTCTCAATGTCAGGGCGACGATTGTTCAGGCGGGTGTAGATCCGCTGAGTCAGTTTCCGGGCGTCATCCGCGTCCATGCGCCCTCCTCAGGGGTCAGAAAAATACGTAGTTGTCAGCGGCGTCGTCGAACTGGCCGTCCTTGAGCGCGTCCATCGCGGCCTCATGCGCCAGGTCCGAACTCATCGCCTGGTCGATCTTCTGGTGATCGGCACCATGAGGCTTCCCGAGCACGTACCGCTGCATCGTCTTCGCGATCATCACGGCGTTCGTCACATGCGTACGGGTCACCGTGTCACCGTCGTGAGTGAACCGCGAGTCCGGATTACGGATAGCCGACCGGAACTGCTCAAGCGACTTATGCATCGCCGTGATCGAGTTCGTCTGCCACGGGATGAAGACCTTCGCCCCATACTTCGCCGCCCACTCCGCAAGCTCAGTACGCCACGAGTCGTCATCGTTCAACGCAGACTCGTCAATCGCACCCATCGCGGAACCCGCCGGGTCGATGTACGCCCGGACAATGCGGAACTCCGAAGCGATGAAATCGACAGCAGCACGCACCTCACCACGAGGGATGAACCCCCCGAAGTTCGCGGGATCCCACACAGTCAGGCGCTTGTCGCCACCGACGTCGTAGGTCGGCGTGAACTGGTACAGATCCCGCGTCTCAAGCCGAATACCGGTCCAGTCGTTGTTGTTCGACAGGTCCATACCCATCGCAACAGCCGTACGCTGCCTAACCTCAATAGGAGACCGCTTCGCGTCCCACTCCTCAGGCGTGATCCACTTGCCAGCGCCCGCCACCAGACGGTTACCGAAGAACCGTTCGGCGTCTGCCGGGTCCTTCTCCATCATCTCGGCGGCTTCGCCCTCAACTACGTCAATCGACACCCACGGGGCACCCTCGTAGTTGAACGCGAAAATCTTGCGGCGTTCCTTCTTGTTCTTGAAGGACAGGTTGGCCGGCGGATGGCGGAAGTCGCGGTTGACGTCCTTCGCCTGAGACTCGTAGGTACGCTGTGCGACGGAATCGGCGGCGGGGTCCCACGCGTTCGTGGTCTCAATCGCGCGCCCACCCATACCGGCGAGACCCTGACGCTGCTTCTTCGCCAGGTTGTGCCCACCGTTGGACTTCACCCACAGCCCGGTCTCATCCTGAACCACGAACGTGACACGCTGACCGAGCCGCGAGTTGCCCTTAGCCGTCACCACGTCGATACGACCGTCACCCGGCAGGCGGATGAACTCCTCACCCGTCCTCGGGATGATGTCCGACAGCGGGCCGAGTTCAATCATCGGACGCAGCGCGTCATACGTGTTCGACGTCTGATCTTCCGACGTCGCCGTGATCTGAATAAGCGGCGTCGACCACTGACGGCCCATCGGCTCGCCATCGGCATACTCGTGAACGAACCCGCAACCGCACCCATGCTCGGCACAGTCGTAAACGTCACCGTCTGACGCCCACCCGGCAAACAACACCGGGCCGACACCCTCCGCACACACAAACGCTGAAATCAGCGGAGACTTGCCCCACTTCTGAGCCCGCACAAGCTGCGAACGACGGTAGACAAAAGCGCCGGCCAAAGGGTTAGCAGGCAGTTCCGGGTCAAGCTCAGCAGCCGGATCAAACCGCGCCGAAGCCTTCACCATGTAGTGATTGCCAACGAACCGGTACTGCTCCGCGGCAAGCGTGAACGGCATACCCCGGTGACCCCGATCAGGGATCACACAATGCGCCTCAATCCACTCCGGAACAACCAGAAGCGGACGATCAGCCTTCATCGCCAACAGCCGCCGCCCAACGCTCCGCAGCAGTCGGACCCGTACGAACCGGAGCCGTCGCCGCAGCACGCTTCACAGACAACTCATCCTCAGAGAACTTCCACCGCAGAGAGTGCATCCCAGGAAGCGACAGACCGAGCTCAGCGGCCATCCGCAGAACGGCAGTCTTCAGCCCAGCGGACGCCTTCGCCTCAGTCGACTCAATGAACGCACGAACGTACGCCGCCACCTCAAACTCGAGGCCCAGCTTCGCCCACATGAACGCCTGCGGCTTCCGCCACAACTTCCCCCACAGTTCCACCTCGACACCCAAGGCATCAGGAAGCGGGAAGACTGGGACATCACCCTGGAAACCCTCGACGGGAAGCACGGTCCACCCGGCATCACCAGCACGGTCACGCCTCAAAGCATTCGGATCAGGCGCCGGACCAGACCGCGCACGCGCACCACCACTAGGCACATCAATCACATCCCTCAGCATCACGCTGGGCAGCATCACGCCACCACGGATCAGTCGAACAAAAGTGCGGGTCGGAACATCTTGAACCTGGAAAACCTCGGAGCGCCCTCCCCGACGGACATCTGGCCGCGGGTCGAAGTGGGGCCTCCCCCTCCATGCACGGAGGTAGGTTCGAACATGTGTTCAGGCCGCTCGGAATCTCCACGCTTCAGCAGTGGGCGCGGTCCTATACAGATGCATGTAGGCGGAGCCAGCGAGTGTGGTGTCTACGTGTGGCAGGTGTCTGCGTTCACGTTCGGCTTGCCATTCCTCGAGCGTGAGGTCACCCTTGTCTGTGTTGCAGGGTCGGCATGCGGCCACGATGTTGGACATGTCGTTGCGTCCACCTCGTGACAGCGGTGTCACGTGCTCAGGGTCGGGTAGTCCCTTGGCCGGTAGGTGGCAGTAGGCGCAGGCATGGCCCTGTGCGGCGTACTGCCGCATGACCTGTGAGTACCGGAACGTGCCAGGCGCGTTGTGCTCACGCGCCCTGCGTGCGCGTCTACCTACACGTGCGGCGCATTGGGGTGAGCAGTACACACCGGGGTCACCGTTGCGTTGGGTGATGAAGGGGGTGTCGCATTCGTCACACCGGGAGGCGATGAACCGTGCGGGCTTCTGTGCTGGTGGTGTCCATGCGCTGGTTGCCCCGTACCAGCGCGCCCAGTGATCGTCTGGGAGAGTGCTCCTGAGCCCCCATGTGAGGGATTTGCGGCACTCGTTGGAGCAGGTGCGCCCGTACTTCGGTGTATGGCCACCGGTCATGCGTTGCGCGGTCTTGCCGCAGGCGACGCACTCGATGATGACGGGCTTGTCGGGCGTCCGGGGTCGGGTACGAACGTAGTGCATTTGACACATGCCCTTGCAGGCGAGCTTGCGGTCGCATCCTTCGATGGTGCAGGTACGCATTGGTTCTCCCTTAACTGCGGAAGCCCCGGACTCAAGGGAGTGAGCCGGGGCTTCCTGACACGGGTAATTAGTCCGTGGTTCTATCTGGCGTTGAATCCGCCTGGTTGGTTGCGAGCTGTCTCGCGGTCGTGGCAGCGCTTGTCTAGGCCGCGTCCGTACTGTGGGTCGTTTGGGTCTAGACCGCGCTCTCCTAGCTCTTTGCGGCTGAGTGGGTAGTGGTCGGCGACGGTGCTGAAGTTCACACCGCACAGAACGCATAGAGGGTCGCGACGTAGGACGGCTTCACGGAAGCGTCTGTGTCCTGGCGTGGAGTACGGGTTGCCGTCTGGGCGCCTGGCCCTGTCTGCTGCACGCCTGTGCTGTGCGCAACGTGACCCCTCGGTGGAGGGGTAGATGGTTGGGCATCCAGGTTGTGAGCACACGCGCATGGTGTACCTCGGAGGTTCAGTGTCGAAGGGAATGTGTGGAGCTGCGCGGAGTCGAACCGCGTGTATCCGGTCGCATGGCAAGTTACGGCCATGCACCCCGGGCTTTCCATGTCAGCCCCGTGGTGTGGTTTGCGTCGTCACCGCGACGAGATAGACGAAAACCCCCTCAGATCAGTCGTCATCTTCCGGGACTGTTGCTGATGCCCGGTCCTCAGTGAGCGCCACATCCAACAGGCCACGTTTCATCACCCACGACATTTCGGGGGACGACAACACACCAACCGTGGATTGCCCGTCCTGCTCGAGCTCGGGACTGAGTCGGTGCGAGATGAGGCACCAGGCTTCCACGTACGAGTCGGGCTCCACCTTCTCGTAGTAGGTGCGAACAGCAGCACACAGATCCTCGTAAGCCGTCATGGTGGTTCTCCCTAACAGCTACAACCGCGCCCTCAGGCGTCGTGGGTCTCTCGGGGTTCCTGGTTTGGAGAACCGGCTACTACGAACCCTTGTTCACCTGTCCACGCGCTCAGCGATTTCGGCGCGCAACTCTTCGATGGGCATGGCCTTGATGACCTGTGCCGTGTGGGCCCAGGTGCCCGGCGTGGGATCTGCCTGTTCCGCCACGAGCCGGCCGATACGCGAGTCGATGTACTCAGCCCGCAAGTCACCGCACGAGTCCGTGTCACACCGGCACATCAGGACTCCTCAGCGATGAGGTACCGGAAATCGAACACCCGATCCGCGACCTCATGGAGCCGCTTCCAATACTTCGTGCCATGGTGGCCGCAATATCCGAGCTCGTGGTCACCGATCTCCACGAATACGTACACCTGGGCACCGCAGTCTTTCCCGTCACACCGTCTGGTCGCGTCAAGCATGGCGACACCGCCCGTCCTAGAGGACCGTGAGTGAGGAAAGGTCGAAACCGTCCTCCGTGATGTCGAACACGAGTAGCCCGGCGTCACTGTCGCCGGCACCAATGTTCCGGAACCATGACGACCCGTTATCCGTCGTTGGTGCTTGGAGCCACCACTTCGGTTTCCCTGTGACCGGGTTACGGCCCGAGGGGATCACGGTGAGGTGGTGGTAGTGGCCGGTGAGGAGGATGTCAGCGGTTGCGGTGGGCATGCCACCGTGCTGCTGCTTCTGCCACCATGTGACCGCCTGACCAGTGTTGAACTGGTTTCCGTGGACCACACCCAGACCGGTTCCGAGGACGTCGATGACGACGGACTCGTTGTACATGTCGGGGAACGTCCAGTGGGCGTCGATACCAGCCGCGTTGGCCAGTTTCTCAACCTGCCGGTGGACGAAGATGCCGAGGTCGTCGCCGGGGCGTCCGAGCTGCTGCTTACCGGACCGCCACTGTGTGTGGTTCGACGGGATCGACACGACATCGACGCGCCCGTGGCGTTGCATGACCTCGATGAACCGGTACACCTCGGTACCGGCAAGGTCCATCTGCTGCGCCAACGAAAGGTCGTTGGTGAACATCGGGTTCCCACCCGACTCGAACCCCTCGAACAGGTCGCCCACCTCAGCGAGCACGGTTGCTTGCGGCTTCCGCACTTTGAGGTGGGCGGCAAGCCGTTCCCTCATCCCCGCCAAGCGGTCGATGAGTTCCGGCGTGCCGCCCCTGTGGTCAACCTTGCCCGCTTGAACGTCCGATAGAGCGACGACAGTAACTCGGCTGTCAGCCGTACCCCTGACGGGGGTTCTCGGTTTGCGTCTCGCTTCGGCGTAGAGGGCAGGGAGGTCGATAGCTTCATCGCCAGCTGTGAGGGCTTCAAAGGCGAAGAAGAAACTGTAGGTGTCTTCACGATCGTGGTGGGTCTTCGTCCACTGGCTGATCTTCCCGACGATGCGGAACTTGTCAGCGTCGATGCCCGCCGCGGTGAGGATGTCGCGCTCATCGGTGAGCATTCCCCGCACCGGACCGGTAGCAGCTTCACCCTGGCCCGTGGATGGGTCGAAGTGCTTCTGCTTCTGGTACTGGGCGGGCGGTGTCGGCAGGGGTACGTCGTTGAGGCGGTCCGCGAGGCTCATACGATCAGCCCCCGCTTCATCCGCCACTGACGGAACGAGTTGTCCGAAATCTCCGGGGCACCCTCAGCCACAAGCTCCTTCAACAGTGCGACGTGACCCCACTCCCGGTTGGTTGCGGCGTCAAGGATGATGGTCTGTTCCGCTTCGGGGCGGGATTCGAGCCACACGTCCATGACGGACCGGCCCGGGCGGTACTTCGCTGGCGGTGCAGCGAGACGATCGATGAGTCCCACGGTCGCTCCCAACGGGTTGGGTGCCACTCCCCCGGTATACGCGGGGAGCGTGCACGGGAAAGTGAAAGAGCGCCGACCACAGCCACCCATGGGGTGCTGGCTCCGGCTGTGACGGTCACGCGCTTAGCGAAGGCGCGACTTTGGGACCGTGTTTGGGTATGGTGGCCGGCTCCTGGGCTGCGGCCTTCCTCTACCGATCTACGGGGTCGCCGCTGCCGGGAGAACGCGAAAGGTCGCTTTCCGGGCATGCGGAAGCGACCTGAGAGAAGGTTAGCACACTAATCGTTAGTGCGGCAAGCTTTTCTCTGTGAGAGTGCCGCGTGACGGCCGTGCGCCCATGCGTTCGCTAAAGCGCGCGCGACGGTCATGGGGTGTGGCTCGTGCCCTATTCCCGCAAGTTCGGACTCATGGCGGGCGTTCGCCTCTGTCGGTGGCGTAACAGACCACACCGTGCCCGTCGCGCTCTCGTATACTGCCCACGGCTCGTACGCGGGGGCGGTGCTCACGTCGTGCTCTCGTACGCGTGGCCTACGGGAGTGGGCACAGCATGGGGGTGCCTAACCGCTACGCAGGCTGCAAGGTCACCCATGAAGACCTCAACGCATTCGCACGGGAACATCTGGCACGCGCAGTAGTCGCCTCCCGATCCTTGCAGGAGCGTCGCCGCGACTCGGTAGATGTCCGCGATCACCGATGTGACATCATCCGGGCCGTCGTACGCTCCGAGCTCCAGAACTCGATCGACCACCGGCTTGAACGGATCTCTCATCATTCACTCCCTGTTCGGTTAGGTACTTGTTCGAGTTCGTAGGCGAGTTCTCGTGCGCCCCACCTCTTGTCGCAGGCGCGGCAATGAGCAGTGGACTCGTCAATCAGCGACTTGTCCGGGTTGCGGGGTGATTCGACGACGAGGGGGCGCGGGTATCGTTCCCCGTCCCTCCACCATTCCGACGCCCCACACGTAGGACACGGGTCGGGGAGGTCTTTCTGTCGGGGTGGTTCAATCTCCCTGCGGATGGACGCTTCCCACCCTGTGAGGAGGCGAACCCGCCCGGCTACGGTCCCGGCCTCGCGTTCCGTCTGCGTCCATGTCACATACCACGCCCGCAACGTCCGCCCCGGATCCCCCTTATGTACAGTCGCTTTCGCGTCATGCGCCCAGTCCGTGATCTGTGAACTGATCCGCATGAACAACATGAGGGCGCCGGAGTTGATCGGTACCCGCTGATTCGGGAGCGACTTACTGCCCTCCCGGCTGAGGGAGAACCGGATCTCGTTCTCCAACCGGTCCAACAGGGGTGTGTCGAACACGACACACGTGAACCGGGAATCCTGAATCGTGTGATGCAGGACCCCCGGCTTCGTCAGACTGTCAACGGCGTCGAGGAGTTCGGTGAGTCCGGTCATAGGGGTTTCCCGTGGCCCTTCAACCCACACGACGGCAGGATCGCTCCGTCAACATCCCTCGCTGTACCCCGCATCGGCTGCACAGCACACCACGCACACGTGTACGTAGTGAACGCCATATCGCGGACCGCATCACTGATCGGTGTCTTCTTCGGCTTCTTGCTCATGTCGGCACTCCTGGGTCGTTGCGGCAGGGGATGGCTGACTTCCCGTACGGGCCGTAGCAGCGCCCGCACTTGTGGGTGGGTGGTTCGGGTGGAGGGTTCAACACCGCCGCCAACCAAACCCGCTCCTCCTTCGTGGGACGAGACCAATGCTTCTTAGCCATGAGTCGCCGCCTAAAAGGGGAGGTTGGGATCTTCGGTGGGCCATGCGTCCACGGGGTCAGCAGCAGGTGCCGGGGCGCCGATGGTCTCGACCGTGGCGTTCGACACCTTGTAATCCACGTAGCGGGCGTCCTTCGACGACACCTCAGCGGCGAGCATCCCCGACACCTTCACCCGGGAGTCGATGACGGCGGTCACGGGCTGACCGTCCGGGACGAACACGGACCAGTAGCGGGTTCCGGTGCCCCCGTCGCGCTTGTTCCAGGTTTCCTTGAGTGAGAACCCGCGGGATGCGTAGATGCGGCTCACAGTGCCCTGCACGGTTGTCGTTGCCATTAGTCGTCGTCTCCTGTTTCGTTGTCTGGTTCGAATTCCCCGCGTGCTTGGCGGAGAAGCATGACGGCCACAACCACGACCGCCAACAGAAACGCCACCCCGGTTAGGGCGGCGGTGATGATAAGTGGGAGCAACCCGGCAAGTACCGGGCTCACGTCGACTCCGGTTCGGTCGGTTCGGGGGCGACAAGATCGCGGATGCGAGCGGCGATGTCGTCACACCTCTCGCTTGCGAGGTAGCCTCGGTCAGCCTCAGTCGCCGCGCGGTCAGCGGCCCACATCGCACCCGCGAGGAAGGCATCTTCCCGGCCGTCATGGATGGGGATGCGTCGTGGCGTGAAGCTCGGGTCTGTCGAGCCCTCCGTGTAGAACCACTCGGGCGGGTATCGCCTCGCGGCCTCTGTGCTCGCCTCGCTCATGCTCCACTCGCATTCGCGTGCGCCAGCGCCTCGCGCCGATGGCGGGGACAATCCAGGACACAGCCACAGTCGCAGTCGTTCCAGCAGCATTCGCACAGCTGCATGATCCAGAGCTGTAGCAGGTTGCCGATCACTGTTCGCTCCTATCCGTGTGGTTGGTTCCGGCGAGTAGTGCGGCTACGTCGTCGAGTGTCATGGTCACGTACGTCCCACCCATCTGTGCGGGGCCGTAACCCCGGCGTTTGTGTGCCACCATGCTCACCGCGGCGTCGTCGTTGCCGCGTTCAATGTCGGCTTCGTTCACCCACCCCGACAGGTCCATGCGGGCAACGTCCTTGCACTCGATGACGACGCGTTCGCCTAGTGCGGTGCGGACCCCGGCGATGTCGCCACGGTCTTTCGCCCCGGACTTCGCGCGTCGTTCGATCCGGTCATCTCCGAGACGTTCCCGCAGGTACCGGACCACGTCGGACTCGAACTTCGTACCCGCTTGTTTCGCGGTCGCTCT